TTTGCCCGAAAGACGGGGAACGCGCCGGATTCGTTCCATTCATGTACCGGTCGCTGCTGTCCGGTTTCTGCGGCTGCGGCCTTCAAATTGAGCTTGACTCACAACCGAAGGTGGCGAACGTGCGCGGGGCATTGAGCCCCTGCCCGTCGTGCGGCTCGACTGAAACCCATATGCTGATGACCGAACACTACGTGAAGTCGTCGGCAGGTAAACGGTACGGCTTCTCGCGCATCGCCGAGTGCCTGGATTGCGGCCATTCCACCGGCCACGTTCCGGCCAATCCTCCGTACGTGTTTTCTGACGCAGAGCTGGCCAATTTTGAATTGGCATGGAGCACGAAATGAACAACAACCACGGCATGACCAAGTCAGCCCGCGCCGCCCGCATTGACCAACTCTGCGCCGGCCACACCAACTCCCCGGACTACGCCGCCAACATGCGCGCCGCCCAGCAGGCAGTCGCCGCACAACTGAGGGTTCAGCCATGAAACGCAAGCCAGGGATTTACTACAACCCAAAACCCGACAACAGCCTGCAATTCGTATTCGTTGCGCTCGGGATTATGGGGGTCGGCCTGGCTATCTGTGGATTGATTCTCAACAGCCAGGGGCTGCTGTAATGCACGTCGACTGGGACAAAGAACCCGACTGGGCCGAGCACAAAGGCATTGATGTTGCGCTGGGCATTCCCGTTACCTGGGGTTATGGCCGGTATCAATACGATGGCGGCGACGTGTGTATTGAGTACCGGTTGCCGAGCTTCTACCGCACGCACAGCCGGCCTGAGCCGTTGGAGATGTAATGAAAAAAATCATCATCGCCGCCATGTTTCTGTCCATGACTGCCGGCTGCGCGACAGAGCCAGCCATCAAGATTGTGACAATCGAGCCGCGCGAGATAACCATTCCATGGCTCTCGGATCAGGCTGAGGAGGCCGCCGTTGTTTGCATGGACCGGATGCGCGAGATTGCCGTACAGATCCAGAGCGGCGCTATCGAGCCGATGGACCCGGTGATGCTGTACGCTGCGTGCATGTTTGCCCAGGGCGCCTACCGGGCTGTCGCAAAACCGCCAGAATCATTCTGACCAGAACACGCCCCACCTTGCCCGCATCCGTGCGGGCTTTTTTATGTGTCGTACTTCATGGCGACGGCACCGAACACGGCATCTTCGAACGTGATGTTGGCCGTCTTGTCGGATGCAAACCAGAGCGACACAATGTCGCCCGCATCGAAGTGGTGATACCCGAATGCCGTCAGCGTGTGCGTCTCGCCAGTATTGCGAAGGAAAACCTTCGGGCGCCTGCCAAGGCCAATGGTTCCATTTATCCCAAACTTCACCGCGAGCGCCGTGTTGTTTGCGTTCGACGTGACGGAAGCCCAGACCTCAATCCGATAAACCCCATCGGTTGCGATGGTGAACGTATTGGTCTGCTGCGTGATGTTGCTGTTCTCGCCGTCTGGCGTCGCGTTGAATATGCCGAGGACTTGGTCATAGTCGCTGTTCGTTGACAGAGTAGGGTCCACGGCTGCGGTGATAGCGAGAACGGTTGTATTCCCGGTGACTGCCCGCTGCCCGTAGTCGGTCGCAGTGGCTGGCGTGCTCGCGAAGTTCAGCCAGGCTGATCCGGTCCAGACGTATAGAGTGTTTTCGTCGCGCACCCATATGCGCATTCCTTCCTGCCGCGCGCCCATGGTGATAGGCGTGCCGGCCGAAGTCTCGCCAGGGATGAAGTCCCATGCCGTGCCGCTCCAGATCGCCACGCAATTTGCACGGCCAGCCCACACGCCAGTCGGTGCCGCGCCGATGATGTAGCTGTCGCCTATCGTCGGGCCTACTGCTGGCGTGTTGACGCCGCGATCTATCACGCCATTGGTCATGGCCTGCAAAAGCAGCAGGGCTTCGTTGTGCGTGACCTCAGGCTGAGCCTGGCCGGCTGCGATGAACGGCAGACCGAGGTCTGGTGATGTCGCCATGACTGATTACCTCAAACTGTTGATATGGCCGGAAAGCCTCTGCCTCGAACGGCGCTGAGCATATACACCCGCAATACTACCGGATTACCGGGTACAAGGCCGTCTGCGCTTTGCTCTGCCGCACTGTAGCTGATGGTAGGCGCGGTCGCGGCGATAGTCCGCACGACTGCGGCGCCGCTGTAGATGTCAGCCTCGTAAGCCTCGGTCTCTTCGCCAAGCGGCACAGCGCCGGCCAGACCAGACGATTGCAGGCGCGACCGGCGCACCCATTCAACCGTCAGGTTGTTACTGGTATCGCGCACACCAAGGACGTGCACCGGCGAAAACGGCATCTTGCCTACGCCGGTATTCGTGAACGCCTGCGAGGCCGTGTCGTCGATGCTGGTCAGGATGGACACGGGCTTGTACAGCCTGGATGCATTCCAGTCGGCAGGGCCAAGGTCTGAGCGGCCAAGCACGGACGGATCCAGCAGGATAAACGTTTCGTTTGATCCGTGCGTTCCTGCAAACGATTCAGTGCCTCGACGCCCACGCAGAAGATCGGTCAGCACGTAGGTCTGCGGGGCCGTGAGGGTTGCCGTCGCGAACTGGATCACCTCGCCCCCGATGCCGGTAGCAGGCCCAAGCCAGAAAGCATTGTTGCCATTCAGGATCTCAAATTCCGTCAGGCTCTCAAGCTCATCATCGTCTCGATCCATCACGACGGTTATCGAGTTGCCTCGGTCCCAGTAATCAACTGGGCCAGTCGGTAGCGCGCTCGCCACATTGCCGAACGTCGAGCGCACAGCCACGCTGCTGAGCGAACTGTATGTAGCGCCGCCATCGGATGACCTGAATATCTCAGCGCCGCGCCAGCCATCCTCTGGCGCCGTGACCGCCCAGTAAAACCCGGTATCGTCGTCAAGGTCGCGGAAGATCGGCGAGTCGATCAGCACCAGCTCAGTTTCGCCAGGGAGCCGCACGGTGTTTGACGGGAGATTGCCGGCAATGCCCGCGGCCTCTGACGTGTAAATCTCTGGGTCGTTGCGCTGCAGCTCGACATCCAGCACGCCGTTATTGCCACGGGTCACGCGCGAGATGATGTACGGCACGATGTTGCCGGCGACCGGAATACCGACGATGTCGCCCGGGTCGCGCCTCACCCACTTGTCGCTGTAGCGGATCTTGCCAGACCGGCGAGATGTCCAGATGTCCCACAGCGCGCGGTCTGCCGTTGCTCTTGCCTCGTCAGCGCTGAGTACGATAGGCAGGTTGACGCTGTATTTATTCAGCGGGTCGCCGCCATCCTTGAATGCCCGCTGAGAGTTTTTCTGGTAGGCAAAGGCCGGGTCTTTATAAGTGACCACAGCCTCTTTTGGCAGGCCAAGCAGCGACTCGGATTCAAGCCATACCGGGTTGTTGTCGTGGCTCGCGTCTGCCTGGCGCGCGCCGAGATCGCCTATCGGGATCGCGGCCTTCATGGCAAAGCCGCGCTTAACGAATCGCACGTCGCCATGCTGCTGGGCGATGTCGAAGTTATAGGCGATGGCAAGATTCTTGATGGCGTTTTCGGCGCTGTCGTTGGTCACAACCATTCCGCGTAGGGGCATAGTCAGGCCAACGGCAGACGGTGTTAGCACGCCTGATTTTGCGCAGAGGTCGTGCAGCACTTGCCCGACAGATATCGACGCATCCGCCTCGACTTCGAATTCTAGGTTTGGCACGCGATTGCCGAAGTCGGCCAGTTGCAAATCCTTGAGCACGATGTAGCAGATGCCACGATAGGCGGACGTTTCGCCGACGCCCTTGATTGACTCGATGGTCGTGTCTGGATTCTGGATGGTCGAGCCAGGGAAAAAGTGCATTTCCTCCATGACAGTGTGCGTGCCATACGCCTTGGTCACGACCTGGCCCGATGTCGGGCTGACGGCCGGGAGTGATGACGTGGCAATCGATGCGTCATAGATCAGCTTGTTGTTGGCGTAGATCCTGCGAATGCCGACCAGCCCATTAGCCCTGCGGCCTGACGCCATCGCGATAGCGAGCGACGTGCTGTAGGTGTAAGTTGTGGTCGTTGAACCACCACCCTTGCCGGATTTCTTTTTCTTCTTGCGCTCCAAGAGACCGGTTGACCAGATGATGTTGCCGTCGTGCCGATTCTCTGGGCCGTATATCAGGTTGATCGATTTACCAAAGGTCGAGGCTGTGACGGCGAGATCGTCTTGCTTTCCTATCTCGACATTGGTTTTTTGCTGGCGGCTCATCAGATAAGCGGCAACCGCGACAACAATATACGGAATCGCGTTTGCCATTATTCAGTCACCCCCGGATAGCGCCACCACGAATGCACGCGGTCGCGCCAGTCCTGCGAAAATCCATGCTCGACCACGCGGCCGAAATCTGATGCTGAGTGTATCAGGGTAGGGCGCCCAGCGTGGTCATGCGCCAGGATCGCAAGGTGCATAGGCACGTCCTCGCGCCACTGAATCCACGCGATATCGCCCGGTAACTGGTTGCCATCCTCGACCGCAACCAGAAACTGCGTCATGCCCTGGCCCATTATGTTTGGGTTTGGCGTCCGACTGTACCGCGCGTATCTGGCCCAGGCTGCCGGTTCAATGACCAGCATCCCGAGCGCCGCTCCCACCCCCTTTATGAGCCCGACGCAATCCGCGCCGACGCCCTTTAGCGATGCTTGATGGTGGTAGGGAGTCCCCTTCCACTCGGCGGCCTCTGCCAAGATCCGCGCGCGCATCACTTGGCGTCCGGCGTGGCAAACACGGAGTCGTCACCCGGCACATCCTCGAACCCACCGAAGTCGATCATGTCCGCGTTGTACAGCAGGTGCCCGGCACGCGACTTGTCACACCCAGGGTGCGCGTCGTAAGTGTCGCCAACTGCGATATCAACCAGCACCTCCTGCCACAGTACAAACGTGCCGCCTGTAAACGACTTGATTTCAGATACCGCGCCAGCGTTTGCGCCGCCCGTCCATGTGAGTTTTCCAAGATTGAAAAATCCGTCAGCCTCAGCGCGGCTCGAGTCGGTGAAGATCCGGCGCGATGCGTAGTTGCTGGCGTTCGGGATTGCAGCGGTTGTTACTGAGCCGGACACGGTGATCGCCCCGAGGTCAACCGGACAGCGGGAATCGTTCTGCGCGCCGAAGTTGTACCGGCAGCCTGGCGTGTAAACGTCGACCAGCGATTTCTGCTGAAGCTTGGTCCCCTCGGCCAACACCTCAAGCGTGTACCCGGTCAGCCCTTGGCCGGTCTTGCCGACAGTCCCACCCATCAGCCGAAACGGAATGTCACCAGCTGCGTTGTCCCACGGCACAACCCAAACCTCGACCAGCGCGCCGTCAAACAACCCGTTGTACAGATCCTCGGTCGTGATCGCGTCGTCGGCGATGATACCGTCAAGATCCATGTTGCCAACTGTGCCGGCCAGGCTCGACATCTCGACAGCGGAGGCCGCCAGGCTGCTGCACGGCGAGTGCAGAACCCCGCGGAACATCACCGGCATGTCGTGCGATGTGTAGCCGAACACAACACCGTCCGTGCGCGTGATCGTCCACGTCTGCGCCCAGCGGGTCAGGCAGTTGACTTGATCGGCGAGTACCAGAGCTGCGACTTGGGTTATCCGCGTGCCGGCTTCGAACTGAGCAAGCGCGAGCATGGCGGCCTGTGTCATGCGTGTTTCTTCTGCGCCACCTGGCTGGAATGCCAGCACCAGCGCGCACGCCTGAGTCATGCGCGCATCAGCTTCTGGCGCGTCCAGAACCAGCATGGCGGCCTGCGTCATGCGCGCTTCGGGTGATACCGGGAATACAGCGTCATCGCCAGCAGTGCCAACGGCCACGGCGTCATAGCGGCGCGTGCCGGTTGCGGCGATATTTCCGACGCCAAACCATCCGGCGCCAGCAATCGTTGAGTTTGTGCGTTCAATCGTCCAGGCGGCCGGCTCGTTTTCGTGCTCACCCGCCCATATCTTGGCCTTTAGGTCGCTGCCGCGAACCTGAAAGCGCATCCAGAACCATGTGTTAGTTGCCATGGCTGGAATTGTTACGGCTGCGCCGATAGTTGAAAGCGTGCCGGCATTGAGCAGTGAAATCTGCACACTGGTAAATGACGTGTTGCGGAACAGGTAGCCGGTTTCGGTGCCGGCAGCGCCGGAGGCCCTGGCGATTATCGCGAATTGGTTTGCAGCCACACTACTTGAGCGCCAGCGAACCAGTAACTCTGTATCGGTATCGCTGCCGGATGATGGCGTATCCCACGAGAGCAGTCGGTTAGCAGTAGTCGTGCGGTCGTGCTGTAGGTGCTTGCCGCGTATGTCGTCTGCGGATTCCTGAACCGCCCACGTTTCTCCGGTCGTGACCCATCGCGAAGTCAAATCGCTTGGCTGGACGCCGGTCGTGTATCCCTCGAAATACGTATAATCCTGCGCCATGGTTATGCCGTCCGGTCGGCTTTAATCAAAAGCGCGTCTACCTCTGCTGGCGTAAATGGCGCGGCGCTGTCCGGGTCGATCTCAAACACGTCCTGACGGTAGGTGTAGATTTCAGTCATCGGTTGATCAGTTCCGGCTGTTTCAGATGCGCCTGAGATAACCGACATCTGGACGTTAGCAATACCAGCCTCGGTTTTCCGGCTCATGTTGACGAGCACGACAGCGCTTATAGCACTAACGCCTGCCGGCATATCATCCATGCCAAATTCCGATGTTGGTGTGGGAGAGCCAGGCACTCCGGCAGATATATATGTCGTGTCGCCGTCCGGGCTTGGTTCATCGATAGCGCCGAATCCGGTGCCTGAACCTACCGGCGTCCAGTCCGCCTGGATCGTATCGGCATTTGGGAACAGGGTAATCACGCGGCGGTCGCCGAGGAACGTGTTATTAAAGCTGCCTGTATCGTCGTAGCAGAAAATGTCGTCAAGGTCGCCGACCACGTCAGGTGCAGCCGCGGTTACGTTTGGCCCCATCGGGAATGCCACCTGTGAGCACTCGACCAGTGACGACGCTACAGTGTCCAGGCCTGTCAAGCTAAGCACGGTGACGCCATTGACGCGCACCTCTACAGTGCCGACTGTCTGGCTGAAAAATACAATCGCCTCGACGTGCTGGTATGCCTCTGCGGTAATCGCTGGGGCAGCGCTAGTCCCGAGTATCGTGCCATTTGCCGCGCCACGCATTGCGCTAATGGTCCCGGTAGATTGCACAACGATTGACACTTGGATCGCGTTTGCAGCATCCCTGAAGTCGTAGAGCGTATACGAGTTATTCACTACCGGGAGGTTGGACAAATACCACGCGCCCGCCATGCCAACCGTTGTTTTTGCTCCTCCCAATACTCTGCGAACCCTTCGTGGAGTTGTCGCGTTAGCATTGAGATTAAGTA